AACGTGAAAAGGAAAATATTCAAAATAAAAAACAAATAATTTCAAGTTTAAATCAAGAAATCAAAAATTTATTAAATGGTAATAAAATTATTGAGACTAATATTGTTGATATACAGAAAAATATTGATGAATATGCAAATTCTACAGACAAACTTAAAAAACTTGTAAACTTGAAAGGTAAGTTATCCGAAAAAATATCAATAATTGCAGAAGAACATAAATTTTTTTCAACTAATACTGTTTGTCCAACTTGTACTCAATCAATTAATGAAGAATTTAGATTAAATAAGATTGATAATTATCAAAATAAAGCTAAGGAATTGCAATCTGGGTATCAGGACTTAAAACTAACAATTCAAGAAGAAGAAAGTAAAGAGAATAAATTTTTAACACTGTCAAAAGAATTAGTAAAATTTAATAATGAAATTATACAAAATCATACAAGTGTTTCTATTAAACAGAAACAAATTCAAGATATTCAATATGAAATTCAAACTATTGCCGAACAGATTGAGAACAAAAATATTGAACACGTAAAATTAAAAGAATTTGAAGATAATCTTCAACACATATATGAAGACCTTGCATCTAAAAAAGATTTAATTCATTATTATGATTTCACTTATAATTTACTTAAAGATGGTGGGGTAAAATCTAAAATTATTAAAAAATATTTACCTTTAATAAATCAGCAAGTTAATCGTTATTTGCAAATGATGGATTTTTATGTAAATTTTACTTTAGATGAAGAATTTAATGAAGAAATTAAATCTCCAATTCAAGAAGATTTTTCATATAGTTCTTTTTCTGAAGGTGAAAAGTCAAGAATTAATCTTGCCTTGATTTTTGCTTGGAGAGAAATTGCAAAATTTAAAAACTCAACTAATTGTAATATTATTTTATTTGATGAAGTTTTTGATAGTTCTCTAGATAGTGCAGGAAGTGATGATTTTCTTAAAATTATTAAATATATTTTAAAGGATACAAATGTATTTGTAATTTCACATAAAATCGGACTGGAAGATAAATTTGATGGTGTTTATCAAGCAGAAAAGATAAAGGGCTTTTCTAAATTAGTTAAACTATAGATTTTTTTCTAAATACTTATATAATAAGATTCACTTATAATGATAAGTAGCCAAGTAGATGTAACAAAAATTCAATATGTGGTAAATTCTATTGCATCTAAACTTGGATTGGTGTATAGAAAAAACTACACTGTAACTGTCATACCAAAAGATTTATCTCAAGGGAAAAATATATACGAAAAAATATACACTGAACTTATTAGATTATATCCACAAATAAAAGTAAAAAAGGAAGTTGATGGTAATGTTGGTAAACTGAGATTAACTGAAAATGGATATGGGTATATAAAAATACAATTAGAAAGGAGTAAAAGTAAAGTTAGTAGTGTATTAAAACCTGGTGAAGCATATGAATTATATTTTCATTCTGTGATAGTTGATGAACTCAATAAACTTAAAGAATTAAGAGAAGAAATGGATGGAGTTCCTCCTCAAATATTTGATATGTATAATAATTTAACTCTAAACCTATATGGTGGAGGGAAAAAAATATCAATAGGACCTATAAAATCAGTAGATAAAGTTGGCCAAAGTTTAAAAAAACCTGATATTTTAATAACAACTAAAGCTGGTAAAGAAGTTACTTTATCGTTAAAACAAGGTAATTTTTCATTTTGGAGTAGTGCAGATACATATCAAAATATTCCTTTACAAGTTTTGAATGATACTTTAAATAAAGGAATAGTATCATTAAAAACCTCTTCAAACCAGCCAGTAATTTTTGATAATGATATAAAGGGGATAAGAGTCCCAGCAACTATAGATGAAATTAAAAAATATTGTTTTGGTGGATCTGCAGGAGTTGATTATATCATCATAAATGCGGGATTGACCAATGTTAGTCATAATGTAATTAGTATGAGTGGGATTAATATATACAAAAATAATAATTATGCAGACTTATCAAGAATAAAATCTGATGTGTATTTGGTAATAAAAACAGATCCAAAAAGAAACGCAAGATCTCTATCTCCATATAAAGGTCTTTCAATTACTTTTACAAATAAAAGTCATGCATTTGATCCAAGGAATAAATATGTAGATGGAGTTAGATAAATCAATAAATACCTATAAACACTATAAGATGAAGAAGTTTTCTCAATTTATACTAGAAGCAAAAGAAACAAGAGCATCAGAGCAAGCAAAAAAGCTTGGTCTTGTTGGAGACGGTCATGGTGATTGGTATAATTCTCAGGGAGAATTCGTAGCAAAAACAGTTGAGGGTCAACTTAAATTTTTTAATAAAGGTCAAAGAGTAGGGCAAAGAGATATTCCACCAAAGGCTGGTACACCAAACAAAGCTCAAGTTGCAGGTCAGATTCAACCGCAGGCATCCCAAAAAGTTCCTTCTATGCAAAATGTGAAAGGGGATGTAGAAGAACTTCCATCTGAAGATGAATATGTAACAGTTGTATTTGGAAGATTTAATCCACCGACAAAGGAGCATAAGAAATTATTTTCAACCGCAGATAGAGTCTCTTTAGGGGGAGAGATAAGAATTTATCCATCGAGAACTCAAGATTCAAAACAAGATCCATTAAATCCTAATAGAAAAATTTACTATATGAAAAAAATGTTTCCTGAAATTGAAGAGGAAATTATAAACAACCCAGAAATGAAAACAGTATTTGATGTGTTAATGTCTGCAAATGAGGATGGGTATGTGAATGTAAATATTGTAGTTGGTTCTGATCGCCAATCTGAAATTCAAAATCTGGCAAATAAGTATAATGGTAAATATTATGAATTTAAAGATATAAGAGTTTTTCCAAGCGGTAATTTTGATGCTGAAAAGGATATATCTGGTGTTTCATCTGGAATGTTAAGACGAGCTGCAGCAGATAATAACTTTAGGGAATTTAAGCGAGGAATGACAAAAACAATGGATGAAAATGATAGTAGAAAATTATTTAATGAAATCAGAAAGGCTATAGGATTTAAAACATCCATGAAAGAAAGTTATAATCTTTGGGAAATTGCTCCAGAACTTGACTTTAAAAATTTAAGGGAAAATTATATTAAAAATGAAATTTTCAAACTTGATGACATAGTAGAAAATACAAATAGTGGGTTAGTTGGAAAGGTAATTCGTAGAGGAACAAATTATTTAATTTGTGTTACTGAAGATGATGTTATGTTTAAATCTTGGATTAAAGATTTAGCTGAATACAGTGAAGTTAAAATGAATCAAATGTATAGAGAACCTGGAAAACCTAATACTCTTGCTGGAACTGATGGTTATTTGAAGTATGCAATAAAACAAACTCCAGGTTCTACTTTAGGTAGTGAAAATATTCAGTCTGGAGGTAAATCATTTCTATCAAAATTTATAAATAAGTATAAGAAAGAAAAAGTAAGTACTTATTAAAATGTCTATTTCTAAAAGATCTTTAATAAATGAATTAGAATATAATGATTGTTTAACTGAAGGTAAAAAATCAAAACCAGATTATCTTGATTTTGATAATGATGGTGATGAAATTGAATCTATGAAAAAGGCATTAAAAGATAGAAAAAAGAAAATTAAAGAAGAGTTGGTTGGAGATCAGACTAAAATTGATGTAGCAGCTCCCTATGGAAAATTAACTTCATCTGATTTTAAAGAACTTCGCAAAAAAAATGCAAAAAAAAGAAGTGTAAAGGAAGGGTATTCAAACTGGAGAGAAGACCTCTCTGAAATTGTCGAAGTACTTAATAAAGATAAAAATGACAAAAAAATAAAAGAAAAGTCAGTAAATAATAAAATTATTATTAACCCAACAATTGATATGGGTGATGGTGTAAGAGAATCTGTAGAAATTCTTGGTGGAACTCTTCTTGAAATGATTGAAATTGATGAGGTTGATTATATTGTAGAGAGTGTTTATGTAGAACTTCTTGATGAAGGATATGAAGAAGATGATATTGAGGAAGCACTTGAATATGCCCTGACTGAAGCAAAAGTTACTTATGGTCACGATACTTCTAGTAAAGAAAAGAGAAGTAGAAATATTTTGAGTTCAGTTGGAAGACTTGCAAGACAAAAACTTTCCAGTAAAGTTCGTGGTGCTAAGAAAATGGTTTCAGGAGCAGTTGCATCTGGAGCAAGAAGTGTTGCTAAAGGAGCATTAGGTGTTGCTCGTAAAATGGAAGGTGATAAAAAACCAAGTCAAGCACACACAAAAACAAGAAGTGCATCAACATATCGCGGTACTGGAGTTGGTGCAAAGGAAAAGGTAAGTAGTGGTTCATATACACCACCCACTAAAAAAACAAATACAACAAAACAAGAATCTAGACCAAAAGTAAAAACAAAATCAATTGAAGACCCTTGGGGTGAACCAACATCACCACCAAAAAAACAAGTTAAACCAAAGGTAAAAACTGTTACAACTCCAGTAAAATCATTAAATGATAATCAAAGGAAAGCATTAGTTAGAGCTGAGCGTAGAAAGGGTGGTAAATTATCTCCAGAAGATGCACAAAGAATCGTTTCTTCAGTTAAGAGTACGGAGGATAAGGCAGCAGAGTTAAGACAAAGAATGGCTGCCGCAGCTAATAAACTTGGAATAAATGAAAATAATGATGATAATACACCAGAATTGCGTTCTAGAACTGTAACTAATCCATTATCATCTGTAGAGACTGGAACAACACGTTCCCGTAAGTCTCCTGGTGAATTAATGAGAATGTTGAATCCTGAAGGTACTAAAAAACCAAAAAAGAAAAATAAAAAGAAAAAAGTAACAGAGGAATATATTGAAGAAAGAACTTTATCTTCAAAGGAGTCTCGTGAAAAGGAAAGAATTGTAAAAAGTATGAAAAATCAACTTTCCGACTTTGAAAAAAGATATCCTGGGCGTGGTGAAGAGGTAATGTATGCCACTGCCACTAAGATGGCTAAAAAGATGACAGAGCAATATATTGATGAAGCAAAACTTCCAAGATCTGAAAAAAAATCAAAAAAAATAGAAAAGCTTTCTGGCCCAACAAGACCAAAGCATTTAGTACAGCTTGATTTAGATCAAGCTGCATTAAAAGAAGTAGGAAGTAAAAAAAGAAGAAACCCTGAAACTGGAGGAAGGAAAACAACTAAAGTTGAACCAGCAAAGATTAATGTTAAAGGACCTGAAGGTAATGTTGTAAGAACAGTATCTACTGGAGATTTTCATAAAGAAAAATTAGGAAAAGGAGAAACTATGGATTTTTCTCCGTTGAGAGACCCATCAAAATTCAAACAAACCACAAAAGCAAATAAGTATGTAATTAATAAATCTAGAGGTGCAGTAATAGAACCAAATACCGCGAGAGGTGCATTTAGGAAATCAGTAGGAGAGGAAGTTTCTTTAGTTGAAGATAAAGGGAAAGTTGATAATAAAAGTATAATTCAACATTTGAAAAACATTGGATATAATCGTAAACGTGGAATGACCATAAAACCAGGTCATTTTACTGGAGATATTCCGGGAACTGGTTCTCCTCGAAAAAAACTTATTGCAACTAAGAAAGATATCAAAAAATATCAACCACAAAAAGTTTCTCATATTGATGATGATCCAAAAAACTTAGAGCCATTAGAAAAACATAGGCAAGTTACTCAAGGTGAAAGGGGACAAACTAGAGGAACTGATCCAAAAATTCAGACTCAACTTGTTGGCTCTTTTAGTAAAAGAGGAGAAAGTAGGAAAAAATCAAGAGAACATGGAAGAGTTAGGAGGTATAGTGGCGTTAGAAATCCAGGTTCTGTAACTGAACCAGTATCTACAAAAGAAGTTCAAAGAAGAGCAAGGAAAGCAAAGAAAGGTATGGGTGAAGCAGTTGAACAAACACAACAAACTACATCTCAAAATCAACAGAATACATCAGCAATCAATCAAGTTTTGCAGGCAAAGCAAAAAGCAGATTCTGCTCATCAGAATCTTTCACGCGCACAAAAAGTAGCAATTCAAAAGGGAGTTAATTTATCTTCCCTTTCAGCGTAATATTTTTCCTAAATAATATAGGATATACTCTAATTGGAGGTTACTATGTCTATCGTAGCATTAGTTGCTTGGGCAAAAGCAAATGAAGCTCTGATTGCAACTGTATTGTTTGCAATTTCAGAACTTCTTGGTGCTAATCCAAATGTAAAGGCAAATGGAATTCTTTCTTTCGTATTAATTCAAATTCAAACACGACTGAAAGAAAAAGGAGCTAAAGATTTAACTCCTTGATTTCACTTTAATTTTACTTAAGAGGAGACTCAAAATCTAGGGTCTCCTTTTTTTATAAATATTCATAGCAAATAATTTTTACGGGAAAAAACATGGCACTCTGGGGAAATAATGATGCTGTTGGATCTGTTGGTACAGTATCTTTAAATTATACCAGTCTTGTTGTAACTGGCAGTGGAACCAGCTTTGGACAAGCTGGGGCTGCTTCAACTGGAGACGTAATTCGTTTTGGTTCAAGAACTGGAACATATTTTGGAGATGCAGTAATTGTTGGAATTGCAAGTACAACCGTACTTTCAATTGCATCAACAACAAATTTAAACGGAAATGCAATTTCTGGCGTTCAGTATGATATTAGTCAACTTCCAAAATATGTGATTCGAGATCCAAAATATAATCAAAGAAGTATTCAAAATAATCCATTAGAAACAACTACAGTCCAAACAAGCGTTGCTGCTACAGCAAATATAGGAGTTTCAACAGTAGCACTTGCATCTACGACTGGAATTCGCGTTGGAGATACTTTTGCTAGTTTGGGAGTTACTACTTCAATTACTTCTATTGGAACAACTACAGTATCTTTTGGTTCTACTATTGGAAGTTCTCTTGCAAGTGGTTCTTCTGTAACGATTACAAGATTAAGTGGAAGATATAGTAAAAGTGTTTCTGGAGTTTCTACTGCAGGAGCTGATGCTTCTATTTCTAATCAATATAAATTAACTCATGCTGGATGGGTTGGCATTACGAGTTATATTGATTCTGAAGGAAATTTAAGAGTTAAGACGGAAACTTTAGTTGCTATGTCTGGAATCACTACAGGAAATGCTCCAATTTATCCTCCTGTTTGATAAGATATGATTTTTAATGAGTTGAATGAAGATAATTTTTTATTATTTGCTATAAAAAATTATGAAAATCCACAAGCAATTACTAAAGAAGATTTTGAAAAAGATTTAAATCACTTCAAATACGTGAAAAGATTGCTTAAACGATACACTAGAGAAGGTGAATTAAAAACTCACCTTCTGTTGAATCATTTTATTATTCTTTATAATATATTTGGAGATGCTGCAACTCCAATGTTATTCTTTAAAATAGAAAGAGATTTGTGGCCATTTTTAAAATCTTTTGTTGTATTTTTGAATAAATTGCCAGAATACCCAAAATCAAGTATTCATAATGTAGAAATTGATGAAAGTTGTTTATCAGAACTCAATAAAATCTATGATGGAAAAGAAAAAGATTGATAAAATTATTGAAGCATTTCGTCATTACATACAGCTAAAAGAAGAGGGAATAATTTCTGCGCCAACAAATAATGTCGGTAGTGGGAATATTGCGGGTACACCCCAGGCAGATCCTGAAAATCCTCCGGTTGACTTAAGAAAAAGAAGATATAAAAATTTGAATCCTTTCTTTAAAAATCTTATACAAATTCAAAGAAGAAATATCAAAAAATAATAAATATAATTGAAACCACCTGAGTTATTTGTTTTTGGTAGTAAATTTTTAACTCACAATAAAATGTTTAACCAAAACGCTTCAGCAGACACTAAAATTGCTGTTCTCGAAGAAAGACTTTCTGCATATGAAGTTATGATGAATAAAATAGATGAAGCAATACAACTAATGGGTAAGACAAGTCAAAACATTAGTAAAATGCTGGCAGTTCACGAAGAAAAAATTGATCAGTGTAGTAAAACTGATGATTTAATTTCAAAAATGATTACTGACTTAAAAGAAGAAAGTAAAGAGCATTGTGAAGCAGTAAATACTAGAATAGAAAAAATAGAAGTTAGATTGGACGAGTTTGTAAAATATCGTTGGATCATAGTTGGTATTTTTGCTGTGGTGTCTTTTGCGGTTTCACAATCGGGTATGGTTGTAGATATTTTGACACCAGACTCGGAACAGACTAGAATAGAAAGAGCAAAATAGTGCTCTCATAATGGTAGGTGTATATTGTTATTATAGAAATACTAATCCAATTTATGTTGGATGTAGCATAGATTTGGAAAGGAGGAGAAAACAACATAAACGATTTGGTAGATTTCTTGATTGTGAGTATGTGATATTGGAAGAGACTACTAATGATATTCTTTATGAAAGAGAAAGATATTGGATAAATCAACTTAATACTGTTAATAATGGTGAAAATAAAGTAATACACAATAATTGTGATATGCCTGAGGTTAGGAAAAAAATATCAGAATATATGAAAAATAATAATCCTATGAAACCTGGAATGACTAATAGAGGAAGTTTTAAGAAAGGTGATAAACCAAAAATTACAAAAGAGAGAAATAAAAAAGTGAGTGAATCTATGATTGGAGAAAAAAATCAAAACTACGGTAAAAAAGGTTGTTTCGATCACATTAATCAAAGGTTGCTAGAATGTGAAATGTGTGGCATAATGGTCTCGCCTGGAAATTATGCTAGGTGGCACGGAAAAAAATGTAAAAGAGGTTGATTTGGATTTTATTGATTCAAAATATATAAATTTAATTTCTTTAAGATTGCAAAAATTTAAGAGAGTAAAAGAAAATTTGTATAATTTTAGATGTTGCTTTTGTGGTGATTCTCAAAAGAATAAAAATAAAGCAAGAGGATATTTCTATCAGGTTAAAAATAATACAAACTACAAATGTCATAATTGTGGTGTAAATATATCCTTTAATAATTTCTTAAAAGAAATTGATATAAGTATTCATAAACAATATGTTTTTGAGAAATTTAAAGAAGGATTTACTGGTAAAAATTTCACAACTGAAGAACCAAAGCTTGATTTTAAGCCACCTATATTTCAAACTAAAATTAATCTTCCGAAGGCGTCTGAAAATAAAATAGCAAAAGAATACCTATTAAACCGAAAATTGGACCCGGATAAATTTTATTATGCTGAAAAGTTTAAGGAATGGGTTAATAGTAAAGTTCATACTTTTGATGAAAAAAGTATGAAGTATGAAGAATCTAGGATCATTATCCCTCTTGTCTATAAGAAATCATTGATAGGATTTCAGGGAAGAGCACTCGGTTATTCTACAAATAAATATATTACTGTAATGCTTTCTGATGATGTACCAAAAATTTATGGGTTTGATAAAATTGACGAATCAAAATCTATTTACATCGTTGAGGGACCTTTCGACTCTACGTTTATACAAAACTCTGTTGCTATGTGTGGGTCCGATATTGATATTAGGTCGTTTGGTTGGTGCGATTATATTTACGTTTATGATAACGAACCACGCAATAGAGAAATCGTCAACAGAATATCAAAAACCATCGATAGAGGAGACAAAGTAGTGATTTGGCCTAGAGATATGAAAGAAAAGGATATTAATGATCTTGTGCTTTCTGGACATAATGTTATGGATATGTTAAAATCAAATACTTATTCAGGTTTAGAATCAAAAATCAAATTTAACAATTGGAAGAAAACATGAGCAACGGAACAAAAGTTGTCAAGAGAAATGGTAATCTTGAGGAACTTGATTTAAATAAACTTCACATAATGGTTGAAGAGGCTTGTGATGGTCTTTCTGGGGTTTCTTCTTCTCAGGTTGAGATGCAATCTGGAATTCAATTTTATAATGGAATCACTACTGCAGAAGTTCAAGAGATTTTAATTCGATCTGCAAGTGATTTAATTAGTCTTGAAAATCCTAATTATCAATATGTTGCTGCCCGTCTTCTTCTTTTTTCTCTCCGCAAGAAACTTTATGGAAAGATGAAGGAACTTCCTCATCTGGAACAACATATCTATAGATGTGTTAATGATGAAGTATATGACAATGATATTTTTAACAAATATTCAAAGGAAGAGATTGACAAAGCAAATTCATTTATAGATCACAACCGTGACTATTTGTTTACTTATGCAGGTTTACGGCAGGTTGCTGATAAGTATCTTGTGCAAGATAGGGGCACGGGTGGGGTATATGAGACTCCTCAATTCATGTATATGATGATTTCTCTGACTATCTTTGCAGAGTATCCAAAGCAAAAAAGAATGTCATATGTGCGTAAGTACTATGATGCAATCTCCAAACACAAAATCAACATTCCCACACCAATCATGGCAGGAGTGAGAACTCCACTTCGCCAATTTGCAAGTTGTGTTCTTGTTGATGTTGATGACACTCTCGATAGTATCTTTAGTAGTGATATGGCTATTGGTAGATATGTTGCACAGAGGGCGGGAATTGGTATCAACGCAGGTAGAATCCGTGGAATCAATAGTAAAATTAGAGGTGGAGAAGTTCAGCACACAGGGGTCATCCCATTTCTCAAAAAGTTTGAAGCAACTGTCCGATGCTGCACTCAAAATGGTATCAGGGGTGGGTCAGCAACTGTCCACTTTCCAATCTGGCACCAAGAAATAGAAGATATTCTAGTATTAAAAAATAACAAAGGAACTGAAGATAACCGTGTTCGTAAGTTAGACTACAGTATCCAAATCAGCAAGATTTTCTATGAACGATTTATTCAAAACAGAGAAATCACACTCTTCTCCCCACACGACGTTCCTGGTCTTTATGATGCTTTTGGCACTGATCGATTTGACGACCTTTATGTGGGTTATGAACGAGATGAATCTATTCAAAGAAAAACTATTGGCGCTCAAGAACTATTTTTGAATCTTCTGAAAGAACGTGCAGAAACTGGTCGTATCTACATTATGAATATTGATCATTGCAATTCTCATAGCTCTTTTAAAGATCAGGTTACAATGTCAAACTTGTGTCAAGAAATAACACTTCCCACGTTTCCACTTCAACATATTGATGATGATAATTCATCTGAAATTGCTACTTGTATTCTATCTGCAATTAATGTGGGTAAAGTAAAGTCTGATGAAGAACTTGAAGAACTTTGTGACCTCGCAGTTCGTTCTTTGGATGAACTGATTGACTATCAGGATTATCCTGTAAAGGCTGCAGAAAACTTTACAAAAAGTCGTCGTGCTCTTGGAGTTGGTTTTATTGGTCTTGCCCATTATCTTGCTAAACTTGGATTTAACTATGACTCTAAAGGGGCTTGGGATGCAGTTCACGGACTTTCTGAGTCCTTTCAGTATTATCTTCTAAAGTCATCAAATCAACTTGCAAAGGAAAGGGGTCATTGTGAATATTTTGGTCGTACTAAGTATTCTGATGGAATTCTTCCGATTGACACTTATAAAAAAGATGTAGACGAAATTTCTTCTATCGGATTAGAACACGACTGGGAATCTCTTAGAAAATCTATCCTTGAATATGGCCTTAGGCACTCAACGTTGTCTGCACAGATGCCATCGGAGAGTAGTTCAGTTGTGTCAAATGCCACTAATGGAATTGAACCTCCCCGTGATTATTTGTCCATTAAAAAATCAAAGAAAGGACCACTCAAGCAGATTGTTCCACAATATCACACTCTTAAAAATAACTATACACTTCTTTGGGATATGAAGAGTAATCGTGGATATATTAATATTGTTGCTGTGATGCAGAAATTCTTTGATCAGGCAATTTCTGGAAATTGGTCCTATAATCCACAAAATTATGCCAATAATGAAGTTCCTGTCAGTGTGATGGCAAATGATTTTCTTATGTGTTATCGTTATGGTTGGAAAACAGCATATTATCAAAACACTTATGATATTAAAACTGATGAGGTGGGAGAAGAACCAAAAAAAGAACTTCAATCTCTTCTCAATGATATTATGAATTCTAATGAGGAAAATTGTGAAAGTTGTACAATTTAATTTGATTAAATATAAAAGTGTGAGATAGTTTAAAGGAGAAAATATGACGTTTAGTTTTAAAACAAAAATGGAGAATAGGTCAGTGATAGAATCAATGACCGTTTTTAATTCTGAAGAAGTAGACACCAAAAAGCAACCTATGTTTTTTGGACAACCACTAGGAATTCAGAGGTATGATTCTTATAAATATCCAATATTTGATAAATTAACTCAACAACAATTGAGCTATTTCTGGAGACCAGAAGAAATTTCTCTACAAAAAGATCGTGGAGATTATCAAACTCTTCGTCCAGAACAAAAGCATATTTTTACTTCTAACTTAAAATATCAGGTTATGTTAGACTCAGTTCAAGGTCGTGGTCCTGGTATGGCATTTGCACCATATTGCTCACTGCCTGAACTTGAAGCGTGTATGAAGGTATGGGAGTTTATGGAGATGATCCATTCTCGTTCATATACTTATATTATTAAAAATGTTTATTCAGATCCTTCTGAAGTCTTTGATACGATTCTGAAAGACGAACGTATTATGGAACGTGCTGTCAGTGTAACTGAGGCATATAATGACTTCATTAATAGTGCTCAACATTATGGAACTTCTGAAATTTGGAAATATGCCCAAGAACAAGTTCCCTATGCACAAGGAGAAAGATATGAACTCAAACGTAAATTATTCAGAGCAGTTGCAAACGTTAATATTCTTGAAGGTATTCGCTTTTACGTCAGTTTTGCTTGCAGTTTTGCATTTGGCGAACTCAAACTTATGGAGGGAAGTGCAAAAATCATAGGTCTAATTGCCCGTGATGAGAATCAACACCTTGTCATTACTCAGAACATTCTAAACAAATGGAAAGAGGGTGATGATCCTGATATGGCACGTATTTCAAGAGAAGAAGAACAGTGGGTCTATAAGACCTTTGAGAATGCTGTCAATCAAGAAAAACTTTGGGCAGAGTATCTGTTCAAAGATGGTTCTATGATTGGTCTAAATGACAAACTGTTACAGCAGTATGTTGAATGGATTGCTAACCGTAGAATGAAGGCAATCGGACTGAAACCTCTTTATGACATTCCAGCGAAGAATAATCCTCTTCCTTGGACTTCTCACTGGATTGATTCCAAAAATTTACAAGTGGCACCCCAGGAAACCGAAGTTGAATCGTACATTGTTGGAGGAATCAAGCAAGATGTTACCGAAGATACTTTCTCAGGATTCCAACTATGATGAATGGTGCGAACAGGAAATCCTGAACGCATACCAAGAGGCAGCAGAGTGTGATGAGTTTCTTTTTGGTGATTATGATTATGAAAAAGAATGGTTATCTATAAATAGTAGTAATACTAATTAATCTTGTAAGTTACTTTTTGTGTATATTATACCAACAGATTATTATACATTAAAGAGAAAATTGAATAAACTCAAGAAACAAGTTTACGCAGAAAACGCATCAGAATTAGAAATTAGCCTTGCTCATAAATATCTGAGCAAGGCTATTGAGTATGTAGATGAGTTGCAGTTATACTAATCCTTGGTATTATAATGGAAAAATATTTGAATCATCTGATATTCAAGATTATTTTGGATTTGTTTATCTAATTGAAAATAATTTAAATAAAAGAAAATATATTGGGCGTAAATATTTTTGTAGCTATAGAACGCCTAAAGGTAAAAATAGAAAAGTAAAACTAGAATCTAATTGGAAAGATTATTATGGCTCTTGTCCAGAACTTAAAGAAGATATTGTTAAATATGGCAGAGAAAATTTTAGTAGAACTATCTTATCATTACATAAAACAAAGGGCAAAACAAACTTTGGAGAAACGAGTCAACTCTTCAAGAACGACGTTCTCACAGAATCTCTTGACGATGGAACACCAGCATACTACAATTCCAACATTATCGGAAGATTCTACAGAAAAGATTATTATGGAAACTCAGATTGAACCAGTAGTTCAGGTTCGTGATTGGGCAATTGAAAAGATTGAAATGTTATATGAAACTAACAGTCATTATAATGCCGATGCACTTCTTGCTGAATTTGATGAATGGATTAATATACCAGATGGAAATGAAGAAATTACTTATCTTTGTCTTGAAGATAATGAGTGGACAGATCAGGAATTGGATGTCAAATGAGTAAACTCTTGACATCAAATAAATAATCACTTATTATGTAAAAATCTCAAAAGAGATCCCTGTTATGAGCAGGGTTTTTTTATAATGAGTCATTGACGTGACACCTAGAGCCGTGGAAAGTGCCCTCCGAGAGGTTGGGTGTACCCCCTTTCTAAACGGATGCCGAATTCAATTTAACTAAATGCTTAAAAACCTAACAAATGTAACCGTAGCTCTTTTAGGTGCGGTTGCAACATCAGCGGCAACACTGCCAGCACCGAGTATGGCAACATCTTCAGTACAAGCACCATTTGCAATTATTCCTGAAGGTCCTACTCAAGAGACAGAGACCAAAGAGGTTGTTCCCGAAAAACCTAAAGTAAAACGATTAGTTTGTAAAGGATGTAATACTAATGAGTCCCGTACTCTGGAATTCTTACAGAAACGAGGAATCAGTGACAAAAATGCCCTAGCAACCATTATGGGCAATATCCGACAGGAATCAACATTCATTCCTAACATCTGCGAAGGTGGTGCAAGAGTACCTTATCACCAGTGTAGAAGTGGTGGGGTAGGAATACTCCAATGGACAAATGCACCAAGATATTATGGTCTTGGTAAGTTCGCCGCTCGTATTGGTGGCGACCCTTCTACACTTGATACTCAATTACAATATATGTTGCATGAGAGTGATTGGAAGATGATTGAGAATCAAATGAAAACTCCTGGTAAGTCTATTAATGATTATATGAGACTTGCTAGAAAGTGGATCCGTTGGGGTCATCACGGAGCAAGAACTGATTTTGCTTATAATTATGCCAACCGACTGATCCTAGCAGAAGTTTGACACAATAAAATAACTGAAGGGGGGGGTCTTAGTACCCTCCTTTTTTTATAAATAACTAAAAAGTATTTGTAAGATGGACGCACAAGAACTTCGCAATCTTCAAGAAGCATATTTGGAAGTTATTAAAGAGTATGAATATCCCTATGATAGAGCACAAAGAATAAGAGCACAGACATCTAGTTCTTCTGCTTATGATAGAGCACAAAGAAACAGAGCACAGACATCTAGTTCTTCTGCTTATGATAGAGCACAAACAAACAGAGCAGATGCTTATGGTAGGGCACAAAAAAAGAAAAAACAAAGAACGCAACAAGAACAAATAGACCTCTACGACATCATTCTTTCACACCTTCTTGATGAGGGATATGCCGAAACACCAGAAGCAGCAGAAGCAATTATGGTGAATATGAGTGAAGAGTGGAGAGAGAGTATTATTGGATGAATTTCAATTTTGGAAATAAAAAACCAGATATAAAGCAGTATGCAATTATAGGAATTGTATTGAGTTCTATGATTG